GACAACCCGTTCCATCCAACTGCCAACAGGTGCAAACCTTGATTTGGCAACTGAGTGGGCAATTGGTGAGGCATTTGACTTTAGCGTGATTACTTTGGCTGCATTTGCTTTGACCATCACGGTCAACACAGGTGTGACCATTGTGGGTTCTGCCGCAACTGCGGCAACGTCTGGTGCATCTGCACGATTCCGTGTTCGCAAGACTGCGGCAGATACTTTCATTGTTTACCGAGTAGGTTAATTAACCCACAGGCCGGCAGAGATGTTGGCCTGTTTTACATGGAGAGCAAAATGCCAGGACACACAATGAAAATGGGTAAGGGCGACAAAAAAATGTCGGATGTTATTAAAAAAGAAATGAAAGCAGGCAAGCCCCAAAAGCAAGCCGTTGCTATGGCGTATGGCATGATGAAAAAGCCAGCCGCTAAGTCAATGAAAAAGAAATGATTAAATCTGCTGCAATCGTCAAGACCAAGGCTCTTGCCCCGTGGAAAGAGCTGCGGTTGCAAAAGCGTAAACTGAAAAAGTCTCAGGCCGCAGAGCGCAAAGCAACAAAACAAATGCGACCTTCACCAATCGGTAAGCGAGTTGTTGAAGTTGTTGAACCTGTAATGCCTGAAGTGATTGAAACGCCTGAAGTTGTTGAAACTGAAGACACCCCACCGACCCGTGAGGAAATGTTGCAACAGGCTGAAGCGATTGGCTTGAAGGTTGACAAACGCTGGTCAGATGCGACACTGCTTAAACACATTGAGGAATCAGCATGGGCTACACAAAACGGCAATTCATAAGTGCCGCCTTTGAGGAAATCGGACTTGCGTCTTATGTTTTTGACTTGCAGCCTGAACAGCTTGAATCTGCTTTGCGCCGACTTGATGCAATGATGGCAGACTGGAACGCCAAGGGCATCCGCTTGGGTTACCCTTTGCCATCCAGCCCACAGGACAGCGACCTTGATGAAGAAACTCTAGTGCCTGACTCGGCTTATGAAGCCATCATTTGCAGTCTAGGTATCAGACTTGCGCCAAGTTATGGCAAGCAAGTGATGATTGAGACCAAGACCACGGCAAAGCAGGGTTATGACATCCTGTTGCAAAGAGCCACATTCCCGCTTGAACAGCAACTGCCTGCAACAACGCCTGCTGGCGCTGGCAACAAGCCTTGGAGGGTCTACGATAATCCGTATGTACGCCCACCCTATTTTCCTGTGGATGCTGGCCCTGATGGGCCTCTCGAATATAACTAAGGACAATCATGCCAACGATCAATCAACTGCCAGTACTCAGCACCATTTCCAGCGGAGATCAGTTACCTGTTTACTCGCCTAACAATGGGGACGCAAGACGCACATCAATCGGCAGTTTGTTGACTTTCTTTCAGCAAAGTTTTGCATCGCCCACACTGGCAGTCAATCTTTATGTGCCTGGCTCTGGCTTCAACATTACCGTACCAACACCTGTAAGCAATGACCAATGGATGCTTTTGCAACCCGCTGGAACGTTGGCAACGGGCACGATCACTTTGCCTCTGAACACGGGTGTTCCTGATGGCACATCGGTATTAATTACCACCACTCAAGAAATTACCTCTTTGACTATTGCTTTGAATGGTGCTACTGCCATTTATGGTGGTGTGACGTTTTTAGGTGCAGGGACTGCAACAGCAATTCGCTTTTATCAACCGACAAACTCTTGGTATCAGATCAACGCTGATGCAGTTTATGGCGCAAATGTGCAGGCTTTTTTGGCTGTGCCATCGAGTGCCAATCTACGGGCAGCGATGACGGATGAGACTGGCACTGGTCTGTTGGTATTTAACACCACTCCAACATTGGTAACCCCAATTCTTGGCACACCAACCTCTGGAACATTGACTAACTGTACTGGTTTGCCAATAGCAACTGGGGTGTCTAATTTAGGTACAGGGGTAGCAACATTTTTAACAACACCCTCAAGTGCTAATTTATTGGCTGCTGTTACGGATGAAACTGGTACTGGTGCATTGGTATTCACAAATTCTCCCACATTGATTACTCCTGTAATTGGTGCAGCTACTGGCACAAGCCTGACAGCTTCAGGTGTAATTGCATCAACTGGCACAGCTGGCGTGGGTTATGCCACAGGCGCTGGCGGTGCAGTTACGCAGATCACTAGCCGCACAACAGGCGTAACCTTGAACAAGACGACTGGTGCAATTACTCTGTTCAGTGCGGCAGGAACAACTGTTGCGGCAACATTTACCGTAACCAACAGTACCGTGGCGGCAACCGATGTGATTATTTTGAATCAAAAGTCAGGAACTGACCTATACGACTTGATGGTCACTGCGGTGGCTGCTGGTAGTTTCAACATCACATTCCGCACCACTGGCGGCACGACCACAGAAACCCCAGTATTTAACTTTGCAGTTATCAAAGGCGTGGCAGCGTGATGGCAACCAAGCCCAAGTCCTCTGTCAATGCGGCTGGCAACTACACAAAGCCAACCATGCGAAAAGCCCTGTTTGAGCGAATCAAGGCAGGGACAAAGGGCGGCGATTCCGGCGAATGGTCAGCTCGAAAAGCCCAACTGCTGGCGGTGGAGTACAAGAAAAAAGGCGGTGGTTATCGTGACTAAAAAAACAAAGCATTACTTACCTGATGGCAAAGTTTACAAAGGCCCAGTGCATAAGATTGGAGATAAGGTTATGACTGGTGCAACGCACACGGCGGCAAGTGTGAACCTCAAACATACACCACCCAAAAAAGCCAAAAAATGAAAGCCCCGCAAAAGTCACTATCAGACTGGGGCAAACAGGACTGGCGCACCAAGTCAGGCAAGCCATCGTCTGAAACTGGCGAGAGGTATCTGCCAGCAGCCGCCATAAAAGCATTGACTCCTGCTGAGTATGCTGCAACCTCAAGGGCAAAGCGTGAGGCCACAAAAGCAGGCAAGCAGTTTGCAAAGCAACCAAAAAAGGTTGCCGAAAAGATCAAGAGTTTTAGATGAAAACCCCAGTCTATGCACGCAAAGAAGGGCAGAACCCAAAGGGCGGTTTGAACGCTAGGGGCAGGGCTGCGGCAAAGGCTGAAGGCATGAACCTAAAACCTCCAGTCAAGACTGGCGACAATCCCCGCAGAGCATCGTTCCTAGCCCGTATGGGTGGCAATGCAGGTCCTGAAGATAAAGACGGTGAGCCTACCCGCTTGCTGTTGAGTTTGAGGGCTTGGGGTGCTACTTCAAAGGCAGATGCTCAAGCCAAGGCAAAGAAAATATCAGCCCGAAACAAGGCGAAATAAGCATGGATTACGAAACCTTAAAAAACGTGCTTAATGAAAATCAAGGAAAAAACTTTGTCCGCAGAATTTTGAACCCAGAGGCATATCCTGTTTTGGATTTAGGTGAGGGTAATATTGCTACACACCAAATGGAATACTCAGAAGCTGGACCAAACAAATTTATTGTTTACCCACGAATTGCATACGAGAATAAAGAACTTAAAAATTATGGTGACGATGCCTTTGATAGGGCATTGAAAAGTAAGGATTACATTTCTTTTGACAATGCGGCAGATGCTGAATATTTTTCTAAAAACTACAAAGAATACTGGGACAAAGAAAAGAAAGTCCTGCCATCAGTAGGTGAAAAGTAAATGCAAATACCAATCCTCAACGGTATTTACACCGACAACACACCTGAACTGCGTACATCGTACCCAGTTAATCTTGTGCCTGTGCCAAAACAATCAGGTATCAGCAATGGCTTTTTGCGACCAGGCGATGGGATTGTTGCAAATGGCACAGGAACAGGCATTGATCGTGGCGGCATCAACTGGCAAGGCGATTTGTATCGCGTAATGGGTACAAAGCTGGTTGAGATTAACAGCGCAGGCGTGGTGACAACATTGGGCGATGTAGGTGGACCAACAGATCAACTGGTGACCTTTGATTACAGCTTTGACGAGCTGGCGATTGCATCGGGTGGGCGACTGTACTACTGGGATGGCTCGACCCTAACCCAAGTGACCGACCCTGACCTTGGGGTGGTGCTGGATGTGGTCTGGGTTGATGGATACTTCATGACCACGGATGGCGAGTTTTTGATTGTCACTGAGTTATCAGACCCAACCCAAGTTAATCCTCTCAAATACGGAAGTTCAGAGGTTGACCCCGACCCAGTGGTGGCATTGCTTAAGTTGCGGAATGAAATCTATGCACTTAACCGCAATACGATTGAGGTTTTTGACAATGTGGGCGGCGAGTTGTTTCCATTCGCACGGATTGATGGCGCACAGATACAAAAAGGTGTTGTCGGTACATTTGCTTGCTGTGTGTTTATTGATCGCATAGCATTTTTAGGTAGTGGTAGAAACGAAGCCCCAAGTATTTATGTGGGCGCATCGGCAGTGACGTCAAAAATTAGCACACAAGAAATTGACAATATTTTGTTAGAGTACACCGAAGCACAGTTGGCTTTGGTTAAGCTGGAAGCAAGAAACGATAAGAACCACCAGCACCTTTATGTGCATTTGCCTGACCAGACCCTTGTTTATGATGCAGCCGCATCAGAGGCTTTGCAAACACCAGT